ACCTCGAGGAGTTTCACAAGGTCGTCTATCACACCGTGAGCGGCCATAAGACGAGGACCCGGAAGTCGCTGAAGATGCCGAAGGTCGTCTCCGCCGAGATGGCCAGACTGGTGTTCAACGAAAAATGCCGAATCAACATCAGCGACGAGGCGCTTTCCGAAGAGATCGAGGCGGTCTTGAAGCGAAACGACTTTTACCGCCGATTCCAGAACGCACTGGAGCTTAACTTCGCGCTGGGCGGTATGGCCATGAAGGTGTACGGCGACGAGGGCGGCTTGAAGATCAGCTTCGTGTCGCCGGACTGCTTTGTTCCGCTTCGGGTCGACGGGGAGACGGTCACCGAGGCGGCATTCATCTCCCAGACCCGGAAAGGTGATAAGTATTACACTCTGGTTGAGTCGCACCGATGGGATAGCAACGGCGACTACGTCATTCAGAACGAACTGTTCGAGTCAGACACCTCGGCGGATCTCGGGGTGAAAGTCGCGCTGTCCACTCTATACCCGGATCTGTCCGATGAGGTGCGGATCGAGAATCTGGAGCGGCCGATGTTCGTCTACTTGAAGCCGAACGAAGCGAATAACTTCGACCCGCAGTCGCCGTTGGGTATCTCGATCTATGCAAACGCGCTGGATACTCTGNAGGCAATCGACATTGCCTTTGACTCCTTCGTGCGGGAATTCCGTCTCGGCAAAAAGCGCATCCTGGTCCCCGCCTCGGCGCTGCGGACGGTGGTCGATCCCGAGAGCGGGGAGATGCACCGCTATTTCGATGCGAACGATGAAGCTTATCAGGCTTTTAACTTCATGGACTCCGACGCTCAGAAGATCCAGGACATGAGCGTTGAGATCCGGGTAGATGAGCATATCAAGGCCATCCAGGCGCTTCTGGATATCTTGGCTATGCAGATTGGCTTTTCGGCCGGGACTTTCACCTTTGACGGCCAAGGAGTCAAGACGGCTACGGAGGTGGTCAGTGAGAACTCCAAGACGTACCGGACGAAGAATAGCCATGAGGTCATTGTTGAGGAGGCGCTGAAGGAGTTTATTGCCTGCATCGTCCAGGCCGCCGAGCTTTACGGTCTGTTCACCGCGCCGGAGGACTTCGAGGTCACGATTGACTTCGACGACAGTATCGCCCAGGACCGGGACAGCAACGCTGACTATTACCTGAAGCTCAGGAACGCTGGGCTAATTTCGGCGAAAACGGCGCTGATGCGAATTCTCGATCTGACCGAGGAGCAGGCGGAGGAGGAGATCCGCAGGATGAACGAGGAGCGCGCCATCGCGAGCGCTGAGGACCTATTCGGCGGTGATGCCTGATGGACTATGAGCAGCTGAGCGAACCTGTCCGCCGGATTTATGCCGATATGCAGGCCGACCTCCTTGAGGCGATCGTTAAACGGCTGGCTGAGGATCATGACCTCTTAGAAAATGAGGAATTCATGGAGTGGAACTTTCGAAAGCTCAACCAGCTTGACGGGCTGAACCGGGAGACGATTCGCATCATCGCCAAAAGGACCGGGATTGCCGAAAAGGCGCTGATCGAGGCGCTGAGGCGGGCAGGTTTCGAGGCGATCAAAGACAATGAGGACTTCCTGCGGGGAGCGCATGATCGGGGCGCGCCGATCACTCCGCCTCCTCCGCCGGAAGTTGATCCGACGATCACTGACATCCTTGATGCCTACCAGCGGCAGGCCCGGACGCAAACAAACCTGGTCAACTCGAAGCTGCTGGAGCAGGTCGGCCAGACATACCGGGATGTGGTGAACCGGATCACGGCGGATGTCTTAGCCGGGCTGCGGTCTCCCCAGCAGGCCATCCGGGTGGCGGTGAAGCAGCTGGCCCGCAAGGGGCTAATTGCGCTGGTTGACTCCAGAGGCCGGAACTGGACACTGGAAGGCTATGTCGGTATGGTCATTCGCACCATGTCGACCAAAATAGCCAACGAGATGCAGGAAGCGCGTTTTGACGCATGGGGCGTCGATTTGGTTGAAGTGAGCTCCCACATGGGGGCCAGGCCATTATGCGCACCATATCAGGGCCGGATCTACAGCCGGACCGGGAGGACACCAGGGTACCCGAATCTATATACCGACACCAGCTATGGCGAACCCGCTGGGCTATTCGGCATCAACTGCCGGCATGTCCAGTATCCATATTTCCCTGGCATATCTCGCCGGACCTATAAGCCCTACCCGGCAGAGGAAAACGCCAGGGCCTATAAGCTTCAGCAAACGCAACGCCGTTACGAAAGGGAGGTGAGAGCCGCAAAGATGGAACAGCGGCTACTTTCGCAGCTTGGCGACACAGAAGGCGCAAAGCAGGCCGCCCAGAAAGTGCGGCAACGGCAAGCAAGACTGAGGCAGTTTACCGAAGAAAACGGCCTGACCCGGAGGTATGACCGGGAGCAGATTTATTGATGGTCCGTTTACCCGTTGTGGACGTTAAATAAAACGGGAGTTTACCCATAATGGGAGGTATTTTACATGGCTGAGGAAATGAAACAAGTGGCTGACCAGGCAGCCGAACAAAACCCTGGAGAACAACCCGCCGAACAACAGCAGCAAGCCGAAGAGGTGGGAGGAAAGACCTTCACGCAAGAGGATGTCAACAACATTGTGGCCCGAGAAGTCAAAAAAGCCCAGGAAAAAATGTTGAAGCAACTGGGGATCGAGGACTTCAACTCCGCAAAGGAGGGGATGCAGAGGTTCAGGGAATGGCAAGAATCTCAAAAGACTGAGGCCGAGAAGCAGGCCGAACAGCTTCAAAAGTTGCAAGAGCAGAGCCAATCCCTGGCCGCCGAGAACGAGCAACTGAAAGCGAAGCTTGCAGCCGTTCAGGCTGGAGTCAATCCAAACAGTATTGACGACGTTGTTGTGCTGGCCAAGAATTACCTTTCCGACGACGTGGACCTGAACGCGGCGATCGGAAAGGTGCTGGAGAAGTACCCGCATTTTGCAGCTGCTCAGCAACAGCAGCCGGAGAAAAAACCCAAATTCACTGTAGGCGACCACAAAAAACCCGACGGGCTCGATCCGTTTGTGGCCGCCCTGCTGAACAAGAATTAAGGAGGATGATTTAAAGATGGCAAATGCTATTAACTATGCGGAGCAATACCGGAGCGAACTTGATCAAGTGCTTAAGCAGTCTATGCTGACGGGAGAGCTGGAGACTCCTAATGTCCAGTGGCTGCGCGGTAAGACGTTCCACGTCCCCACGCTGGGAGTGACGGGATACCAGGACCACTCTCGGCAAGGTGGTTGGAATCGCGGAAACGTCACCGTGACCCATGAAGCCTATACGGTGCAATTTGACCGGGATGTCGAATTCTTTGTCGATCAGATGGACGTAGATGAGTCCAACCTTGCCGCATCCGTTGCGAACATTACTCGGGTGTTTTTGCAAGAGCACGCCGGGCCGGAGGTCGATGCTTACCGTTTCGGAAAGTTGTCCCAGCATGCTATTGCTGAAGGGAACGTGACCGAAGAGGATGTAGACCCGACCAGTGTTTATCAGCGGCTGAAAGCCGACATCCTGAAGGTCCGCAAATATGGGCCGTCCAACCTGATTGCCTACATCTCCAGTGAAGCTATGGACGCCCTGGAGCGCTCCAACGAGTTTCAGCGGGTCATTAACGTCCAGAATCAAGGCACGGCCATTGAGACCCGAGTAACCAGCCTGGACGGCGTCCGCCTGGTGGAGGTATGGGATACGGAGCGGTTCAACACTCAGCATGACTTTACCGAAGGTTTCGTGCCTGAAGGCCAAGACATCAACTGGGTGATCGTTTACAAAGGTGCGGTCGTGGCCGTGACGAAAATTAACTCGATCTACATGTTCGCGCCTGGTGAGCATACCCAGGGTGACGGATACCTGTATCAAAACCGCATGTACCATGACCTGTTCGTGATGAAGCAAAAAGCCGACGGTGTAGTGGCCTCCATCAAGCCCGAAGCCTAATGGGGTGAAGCTGATGAAAAAATTCAAGAAAGGTAACGTCATCCTGCGCGCCCATACTCCTGCCAAAGAGCGCGAATTGCTGGCGCGCGGATTCGAGGAAGTAAAGCCCAAGAAGAAAAAAGCGGCTTCCGATAAGTGAAGCCGCTTCCCTTTTAGGGGGTGAAATTCATGGCCTATGACATCGACCGCTATCCGGCCCGGAGCGGTCGGATTATCGGGGAGGACGGCCAGATTTATAACCTGGTCGATCTCCTGCAAAACGCGGGCGGAGGAGGTGGAGGCGGTATGCGGTTCCACTTCGGAACGGGGGCGCCGGATGCTTCCCTCGGAGCGCCGGGGGATGTTTACCTCAACACCTCCAATGGCGATTTTTACCTGAACCAAAACGGAACCTGGAACCAGATCGGGAACTTGCGCGGACCTCAGGGGCCGCAAGGGCCGCAAGGACCGGAAGGTGATCCAGGGCCTGCTGGCGTCGGGATCGATGATATCACGTCGGATGGTGAGAATATCACCTTCCATCTGACCGATGGTACGACCCGCATCATTCCCTGGCCGACTCAAGGCGGTGAGTGATCTTGGCCTACATCGACGCCGAATACTACAACAACGTCTATAAAGGGGTGGATGTCGGGGAGGACTTCGAGCGGTATGCCGAGCGCGCCAGCGACTTAATCGACCAGGTAACGGGGTATAAAATCGCCGACCTGGCGGCGTTGCATCCCCGCATTCAGGAGCTGGTCAAAAAGGCAACCGCCGCACAGGTCGAATTTTACGCCCTCAATGGCGGGCCAGAGGGAGTGGACGGAAACGATGGGAACCTCAACCAAGTAGCCATCGGCTCCTTTGAGTATCAGACGGGCCGAATGGGCCAGCAGATCCCCGCCGGAAAGCAGGAACATCGGTTGGCTCCGGCCGCGCTGGCCTATCTGGAGCCAACCGGGCTGCTTTACCAGGGGGTGCAGGTTTATGGGTGTTAGGCCGATTCCTAAGAACCTGCTCATCCATGAGGTGGAGTACCGGGAGTACATCCAAGATGACCGCTGGGGCGATCGGTTTGCCGATCCCGTCACCCTCCGATTTGTCCGGGTGGAACCCGCCTCCGATTTGCGCCGGGATGCCACAAAGGAGTCGATGCCGTCCGAAACGGTTCTTTTCATCGACCGGGTCCACTCCAGCCCATTCATTGAGCCGAAGGAGAAGTCTAAAATCACCTTCCGGGGCCGGGAATATGAAGTCCACCAGGTCAAGGCAATATACGCCTTTGGGCTCCACCACTATGAGGTGGTACTGGTATGAGTATAAAAGTCCGAGTGGAGACCGGCCGAATTAAACCGAAAGTCTTAAAAGCAGTCGATCACGCGCAAGAGATGGTAGACTCCCAGGTCTTGAAGGACTCGAACCGCTACGCGCCTATGGATACCGGAAACCTGATCAACTCAAGTCTGCGCTCGTCTCAGATCGGGCGGGGCCGTCTGGTTTGGGACACTCCATATGCGCGCCGCCTCTACTACAATCCGCAGTATAACTTCTCGAGAGATAAAAACCCGAACGCTGGCGGGTTATGGTTCGAGCGGGCCAAATCAAGGCATAAGCGCGATTGGGAAGAAGCGGCGCGCCGGGCGGTACGGGGGCGGTTGAAATGAATTTCCTCGATAAGCTGGTCGACCACATCGAGTCCTCCATGACCTTGTATTCGCCGATCCGGGTAGGGATGCTCGGCACCGGGAACAGTATCGCCATTAGGCCGACGCCTGGATCGATGCCGAGTGGATACCTGAATGGGGAGCGCCTCAGGCCCTACTCTTTTCAAGTATTAGCGCAGCACACCAACCCGCAAGTCGCCTACTATACCCTGGAGGAGATCGCCGATCTGCTAGACGCCATTGACGCCGACATTAGCGGCGACGGATATGTCATGGTGCGGTGCGAGCTATACACCGCACCGAATTTTGTAGAAATCACCGATCAGGGGCTTCACATTTACACCGCCTTATTTGAGGCGGAGCTATTAAAGGAGGTATGACAAATGGCCGAAGAGGGCTTGCTGGTGCAAAGTAAGCACCTGTTTGAGATTAACATTAATCCTGGCGGCGCCATGCCGGAATGGGCAAGATTGGCCAAGGGGTTTAACTCCTTTGAGCCGTCCACCAACGAAGAGATCGACCAGACCAATTACCTGGATGGGGAAGGGTTCGGGACTACCACAGTAATGGGAGCGCAACTGACCTTGACTTTCTCCGGACACAGATATTATGGCGACCCGGCTCAAGACTTCATTTTTTCCAAAGCAATGGAAATCGGCAATGAGCGGGAGACCGAATTTCGGTGGACCCTGCCCACTGGTGAAGTTTTCGAGGGCCCCTGCACCATTGCCGAGATCTCCGGGCCGAGCGGTGACGCAAACGCCAAGGGTGAAATCACTGTCGCGATCCATTTCAACGGCAAACCGGTCTATACTCCGGCAGATGGCGGCGGAGTGGAGGGCTAACCGCCGCCTTCCTTCTCTTTTTGAGGAGGGCAGACGATGAAGCTTACCGACAGAATTGGCGAAGATGTTATCGAATATAAAGGGCGGGAAATCCGGCTCCGTCTTTATTTTGATGTAGTTCTTCGGGCCTTTGAGCTACTCAGAGACCCGCATTTTACTGATGCGGAGAAACTGGAAATCCTGCTGCACATGTTCACCGAAGATTACCAGGTCGTAGCCGACCTCAACCCGCAAGAAAAGTTGTCGATCGTCAACACCATCTTTGACCGGTTCATCATTGAGGGTAGCGAGCAGGGAAGCGAAAAACCGCCTTACGATTTGGAGAAGGATGCCGAGTACATTTATGCGTCCTTTATGTATGACTACGGCATCGACCTATTCGAGCAGCAAGGGCGGCTCCACTGGAAGAAATTNAAGGCGCTGTTGGCNGGTCTCAGTGATGAGTCCATGTTCAAGCGNGTGGTGGCCATTCGGACAATGGAGGTTCCGCCGCCGACTAAATATAACCAGAAGGAGCGCCGACAGATTATCGAGCTGAAACGGGCTTTCAGCCTAGACCGGGCCGAGACGGTCGAAGAGATCGACCGGAAATTCGATGAACTCGCCATGATGATGAAATCATGGGCAAAGGGAGGCAAAGCGAATGGCAATTCGCATCGAAGAGCAAAAACCGGAAATCCCCGTCGAGATCGGGGAGCTTAAATTCACCTTCAAGGTGACCGATGAGGCGGTACTGAACTTCCGCAAGGAGTCCCTGCGGCTCAAAGAAGAATTGGAAAAGATTCAAGAAGCGGAAGAGGACGAAACGAACGTCGAAAAGGTGCGGGAGCTACTCCGCCAGGGCTTCGATACCTTTCTGGGGGAAGGGGCATTCGAGAAGATTTATGAGCGTTCCCCGTCGATCGTGATTATCTCGCGCTACTTCGCCCAGTTGGTTCTGGGAATCAGTGAAGAGATCGAGCGGATGGGCGCTGATAAGGCGCTCGAGAAGCGNGCCAAGAAGTACCTCCAGCGATAAGAAGAGGTAGGCCGGGAAAGGTGGTGGGACGATGGCCGACGGNAAAGTANTCATTGAGGTCGAGCTTGACGACGGGAAAGTCGCTCGCGGAGTCTCCAACGTCGACCGAAGGCTNAGAGGTCTNGAGAGCGCGGGGAAGGCCGGAGCTTTCGGGATTAAGGAAATT